CCTCCGCCATTAGAGCCCCCATTAGACCCCCCATTCCCATTTCCATTGCCATTTGAACCATTTCCGTTGCCATTCTTTTTTGTACCCTCAGTTTCGTCCTTGCTCTCATCATTATGTTCACTATCACGCATCAAACGTCCAGTGGAAGGCATTACGTGCCATCCCTTAGGAATTCGCTTGCACTTTTTGTCAGTGAAGCAATAGTAATACCCTTTTTTGCAAGATTTTGCCATCATTTACTTGATGCATCATTATTATTTAGAAAACCTTGTTTCAACAGTTTTGAAAGTTCAGTCGTAGATCCAACAAACAAAGCATTATTTGTAACGCTACTTGGAGTCTTCTGTGCTGTATCTTCTTCTAAGTCTTTTAATTTTTTCTGAAGATCTGCTAACTTATCAGTGGTATCTGCAACACTCTTAATAAGTTGTCCTGCAACTTCATATGCTCTAGGACTTGCACTTTCTCCCGCAAGTTCCATGATGCCATTAATTGCTTCTTGCCCCTTTTCTATCAAAGAATACAAGTTTGCGCGAGTATATTCATAATCTTTCGTTATATCATTTTTATCCTGCTTTGGTGGAGCAGGTTTCATTGGTTTTGATTCAACAATGCTACTTTCAATTTCAAGTGCGTTGTCAATAGACTCATAACTATCTTTCATTTTTATTAAATGTCAGTTTGTCTAGATGGCGAGTAATCTTTACTGTCTGAGAAGAACTGAATGTCCTCATCAAATCCAAAGTTATCTCCAGGTTGTAGTAGTGCGTGATCTACTGCATCAATAACGCCATCATTATTTCTATCTATCTTAGAAGTTGGTGTGACTGTATATCTAACCTCTCTCTTCGCCGTCTTAGTATTTGTATCGGCATACATATCAACCTGTACCTTACGAATAAGTCCATCACTGCTATCTGCAATTGGACCGAACAGATATGTTTTTGCTGTAAACTGAAGTGTGTGAATTAGTGCCCTTCTAGTATCAAATGAACCTTCATAATCATCTTGGAATCCAATTGATTCTAAAATGATTGGAATATCTCTTTTCTCTCCGATAGAGTCAACCAAATCTACTGTAAGATTAAAGTGTGGTTGAAAGTATGGAAGTATTTGTTCAATGATTTGTAAGGAATCATCATTTAATTTTGAAAGAATATTTAATTCAAATCCAATATTATATGGAACAGGCATAAAGACTTTCTTCGCCTTGCTTCCATCTTCACAAGTTTTGAATGTTTGTACTAAACTTGACTTTCTTGTAGAATCATATTGAATAGATGTCATTTCAAATGACATTCTTGGCATATTGATTTGAACTGCCTTATTCAGATCTGGTTGTTGAGTAATCTTTGCTAAGAACTTTTGTACTGGTCCATAGGCAAGAGGAACTTTTATATCGCTTATACCATTTCCTGTTGAGTCCGAATGACGAATGTGAATATCATTGAATAATGTTCCAAACGATATAATCGTTTTTCTCATTATTTCGTGATAGTAGTAATTTCCTAGCATTAATATGTACCAAATGGATTTGATTCGCTGAAGTCTAAGAGATCATCTCCGAGGGTTTCAAACTCATCGTTTTCTGTGTATTTATCATAAACGTCGTCCTGTGTATAAGTTGATACTGGATAAGACGCTCCAGATGTTTTTCCAATGATATTTTCTCCAGGGAAGAATCCTGGTTGAGTTGCTCCAATACCAACATTAGAAATTTTAAGAACTTTATTGGCACCATCCCATTCTTTGACTCTTGCCTCAAGTTGAGATCTTGATCCAATAATAGTTTCATTAAACAGATAGGTACCAAGACCCGTTAATGTTTCTGGGTCTGAAATAGTAACCGTTGGTGCGGAAGTGTATCCTCTTCCTGGATCCTGAATATAAATCGCTTTGATAACATTGTCTCCAGCAGTATCCTTTCCAAGAGATGCAATACCTACAGCAGTGGTTGAGATTCCGCTGGAAGTTGGTGCTTGAACTGTAACACTAGGAACTGTACTATATCCAACACCATTATCAGTCATTACGAATCTTATGACACCTTGACCTGTTGTTTCAATTGAACAAGTTGCAGCAGCACCAGTTCCACCACCACCAGTAAAGGTGATAGTTGGTGCTGTTGTGTATCCAGCACCAGCATTTGTCAAGAGTAATTTTTCAATAGAAGTTATACCACCTCTTGTTGTTAAGAATCCAACAGCAGTTGCATTATCACCAACTTGTCCAGTAGGTGAACTTGTAATACCAATTATTGGTACGGAAGTATATCCACTACCATCATTGTCCAGGAAGATTTCTCTAACATATCCACTGTTTGCTGTGCCCTGAATAATTGCATTTGCAGTTGCAGTTCTACCAACACCAACGAGTTGAAGAGTTGTGATATATCCTTCGTCCTGAATTTGGAGATCAATTTCAGGAATTGTAGTATCAATTACTTCATCTTCATATTCAAAGAGTTCACACTTGAGTTGATAAACATAGTTCTTTCCTAATTGAAAGAATGGATCTTCATGCTCAACAAATTTAACTTCAAAAATTCTTTGACCTAATGGAAAATAAACAAGATCTCCTTCTCTAGGTCTTGTAGGTGTTGGCATAATGGAATCATCAGTTCCATCATCTTGACCTGACATAAACGGTGCAATAAAATCCTCAAATCTTTCTTTTGAAATGGTTATTATTAATTCATCTCTTACACTGACACCAAATTTTGTTAGAATATCACCAGCACCGCCGTATCCATCAAAAGTATTTACATACGCTTCAATAGCAAAATTATCATCAAATGCGGATGACTGAACTTCTTCAATAATAGTTTTTCTATTTACATATTTTCTAGGAATATATGTAACTTCAACACCATGAAATTTAAGGTGCTCATTTATCAGATCTTGGACTAATCTTTGTTCAGATGCAGTCCCTTGTAAGAAAAAAGGATTAAGTGCCATTATCCAACAAAATCGAGGGGTGGAAGTTCATATTCCATTGACATACGAGATTTGATCTCTGATAATTCTTGTTCTGCTTGTTGTAAGATTTCACCACCATTCAGTTCAATACCACCAGGAAGTTTTACACCTCTAAACTTGCTAAGATTCCTTCCCCACTGACGCTTAATCAGTGCTGTTAGATATCTCTTTACAAAACTATCGTTGTAAATTTGAGTGAATGATGCAGGATCAAGTGCCCTATAGCACTCAATTACAATAAAATTACCTGCGGTTTGAGATCCCCAATCAAGATCCAAATATAATCTATCTTGTCTTTTATTAAATCTAATTTGCTTATCTGTTGTCAATAAATGATCAATATCTTCAAGATATGATTTGACCATAGAATATTGAAGAAGTTCAACTGAGTTGAAATAATAAAGGTCATTCAAAAACAGTTGATATTTGATACTGAACATCCCGCCAGAGATTGAACTAGTATCAAATTTAAAAAGTCTTTCTACTCCGATTACAGAGTCTGGAACTTGTATAAAATTGGAGTTTTCATAGAAATTAAAAGTAGTTGCAGCGATTCCAGTAGAAGTTGCTGTTGTGGTTACAATACCAACACCAGTCTTACCGTTTACTTCATCTCCACCTGCTACAGTTACTCCTTGTCCCCTATCAATATCATCTTGAGAAATTTCATACTTAAGGAACATTTTCTCAACACCGTCATAATGACGCTCATTAAAATATTGAATGGTATCATCAACCAGATCATCAATTTGATCATCGTCCACGTTGATTTCCAACACTGGAGCACCAAGTTGACGCAAACAGTAATCTATAAGTCCTTGCCTAGTTGATGGTTTTGCCATATTAACCTTCTAATTTTGCTTTGAGGTCAGCGTTTTCTTCAAGCAGAGCATCTATTTGTTCCTGAAAATCTTGAGACAGAGTTGCTAACTTTGCCTCAAGAAGAACGTTTTGATTTGATACTGCTGCTAATTTAGAATTGTAAATTTTGATCAGAACGTTTACATCCACTTCACTTTGATTTTCCATTAATTACCTCAGAATGTGCCCCCATCCATAGTTGAAGTCCAATGGGGCTTATTAGTATATATTACTGAAACTGTACTGGGATTTACGGCAAGGTTAGCGATTGCGCCACTTTGACCTTCTCTTCTCAAGTTGTTGGAAGTATTAAATGTACCTTCAACACCAATCAAATTAACACTATTTCCAGCGTTAACTGCAGATTCAACAACACCATAAGCACCTGTAACATCTTGTCTTACAATGTCACCAACGCTAACAGTAATGTTTCCACTAAGAGCAAGAGTATTTTTGGTGATTGCAGTAAGAACTTGCTTAGAAGTAATTACTGGAGATGCAACAGCATTTGTTGATCTTTGAAGACCGGTATCATCAAAGAAGACAACACCACCAGTAGCAAAATCACCAGACTGGTAATAGATACCTTTAATATCAAGGAAACCTTTGGTTCCCGTAACAACGCTATTAGTAATAGAAGCGTCGGGAACATAGGTCCATCTTCTACTGTCGTTTGCGTGAGTTCCGTGGTTATCAGCATCTGCAGTGCTTGTGGCAATGGAACTATCTTCCATACCAAAGAAACCAGTCTTGTTATTTGATAAACCAGAACCAGTATTGAATGCGAAAGAAATACCTCTATCAGTATTACTATCGTATGCGTGAGTAATTGTAAGTTGTGA